AGGATGTTAATCTCTGCAGCCCTTCCATCCATGACCGCCGCCCCCTCAAACGTGAAAAAACGCGAAATTCATAAGGGGGGATACCCTACGATTTTTCGCGGTTTTATAGAGAAACTGATTTATTCGATTTTACTGGTAATGGAGACGGCAGACAGTGTCAAATACAGACTGTAAAATTGGATATTGATAAACCAGATATACTTTCATATTATCAGTCTGACATTTCCATACGCCATCGTGTGATAATCTTTAAAATAGTGCAGGTGAGCTATTGTACCATTGCTACCATTAATTGTTACATTAAAAGTTGTATCATTTTTGGTAATCCATTCGATGGAATTGGTATCGACATAAATATTGACGCCATCTGCATCCGTATACGAATAAACATCCACTGCTGCTGCTTGATTCGGAATTCCGAACAGTAACAATCCCCCCAGAACCATGGAAGATAAGAGGGCTTTTACACTAATCTTCATATATATCGCTTCCTTTGTTATGGAAATGTTATGTGTTTAGTATACTATGACTAACTGTGTTGAACAAGGTTTAATTACACTGATTCTATATTATCGTTGATTATGAGAATATACACATCGAAAATTGAATCATCTGCTCCAGGCTTTCTGGCCCGGGGCTATTTTATTGTCAGGAAGAAGGGAACTTTCATGAATGATTGCCAGCGTAGGCAGATTGAAACCATGCGGAAACAGGGGATGGGCTACAAGGCCATCGCCCGGGAAACGAAGTTGTCACGGGACAGTGTACGGAATTACTGTCGCTGGCATCACCTGAACGGATACGGTGCCGCTGTTGCCGCGGCTTTCAGAAAGGAAACGACGTATGAAATCATTTGATATGGAATGGAAAGTCCTGCCCAGCGGCCAGCTGAAACCTGCGGCCTATAATCCCAGGAAACAGCTGAAACCCGGTGATAAGGAATACGAAAAAATCAAGAACTCCATTAAAGAGTTCGGCTATGTGGAACCTATCATTGTGAACTACGACATGACCGTCATCGGCAGGCATCAGCGTCTGACAGTGCTGAAAGAACTGGGCTATGAAGAAGTCCAGTGTGTGGTTGTCCATATCGAAGACGAACACAAGGTCAAGGCCCTCAATATCGCGCTCAATAAAATCACCGGCGCCTGGAACGAACAGCTCCTGGCCGACATCATCGTTGATTTGCAGAGCGTCGATTTCAATGTAGACCTGACGGGCTTCGAGGCGCCGGAAGTGGAACAGCTCTTTTCCAAAGTCCACAACAAGAAGGTGAAAGAAGATGACTTCGATGTGGATGGGGAACTGGAGAAGCCGACTTTTTCCCAAGCTGGTGACATCTGGCTTCTGGGGGAACACCGCGTCATCTGCGGCGATGCCATGCTACCGGAAAACTACACACGGCTGATGGACGGGAAGAAAGCCAAGCTGGTGTTGACGGATCCTCCGTACAATGTGGATGTGGAAGAAACAGCGGGGAAAATTAAAAACGACAATATGCCGGACGATAAATTCTATCAGTTCCTGTTCAGCGCCTTCGTCAACATGGAGCAGAATATGGAACAGGATGCATCCATTTATGTGTTCCATGCCGATACGCAGGGGCTGAACTTCCGCAAGGCATTCAAGGACGCAGGATTCTACCTGTCCAGCTGCTGCATCTGGAAGAAGAACGCCCTGGTCCTGGGCCGCAGCCCGTACCAGTGGCAGCACGAGCCGTGCCTGTTCGGCTGGAAGCTGAATGGGAAACACCAGTGGTATTCCGACCGCAAGCAGACGACCATCTGGGAATATGATCGGCCGAAAGCCAGCAAGGAACATCCGACCATGAAGCCCGTGGCGCTCATGGCCTATCCCATACAGAACTCGTCCATGAGCCACTGCATCGTTCTGGACCCGTTCCTGGGTTCCGGCTCAACGCTCATGGCTTGCCAGCAGACGAACCGTATCTGCTATGGCATCGAACTCGATGAAAAATTCGTCGATGTTATCGTGAAGCGATACATCGAACAGTCTGGAAGCGAAGGTGTGTTTGTACTGCGTGGAAATGAAAAAATTCCCTATGATAAAGTGCAGGAATGACTTGCTATTATCGGCGTTCAGAGTGATATATGTACTAGCAAAACAAGGAGGTACATAGACCATGACAATCCAGACGAACCTGAACGACCGCAAAGAACTGGCCAGACGGCTGATTCCCTTCAACCATAACGAAAAGCTTCATTACACCGGGACCCCGGCCTTTGCCTACGAAGGGCAGGGCTTCCGCATCCTTCGCAGCGGCGATATCGAATGCGATGATGAAAAAACAGAAGATGCCATCACGGCTTTCCTGCAGGAAGCCGGAATCCTTCCGCAGCCGGAACCGGAAGAAGGAACAAAAACCAAAGTAACGCAAGAACCGATACAGCAGGATGAAACGCCAGAATCGGAAGCACTGCCGCAGACGGAGCCGGACAGGATGGAAATCAAGGTCCCCATTAATGGCATGGACGGTGCGCAGCTCCGCAACCTGGTCTTCATGCTTCATGCCCAGCAGTACCTGCTGAACCGGGCCGCGGGGCACGAAAACATCCATGTGCCGGACAGGTTGGTGGAAGACCTGAAAGAAGAACCCGGTACAGACAGGACGTCCTTCTTTGCCATCTATCAGAACTACAGCAAGGAAGGACGGGGTTTCCTGATTGCCGTAGATACGGTGACGTTCTGCATTGTCGCTACGGGCAATGCCGTGAAGAACCGCGCCCTGATTGAACTGGCGGCCTTCATGGTCAGCGCAGCGAAAAAGGCGAAACGGGTCCAGTCCGCCACACGGAAACCGGAAAACGAGAAGTACTACCTGCGGATGTGGCTCCTGCGCATCGGAATGGGAACCAAAGCCAGCCACGAATCGCGCATGGCCCTGCTGAAAGGCCTGAACGGATGGAGCGCCTTCCGCACGGAAGAAGAAGCCATGGCTCATGCCAAAAAGCAGAAGGAACGCCGGCATCCGAACCTGTAAACTTTCGATTTAATTCATAATTATTCTCAATATGACTTGCTATTGTGTGCCTTTAGAGTGATATATAGTGTACCGAAAGAACACACGCACACATAGAAAGGACAGAGATGATTATGAAAACATTGCACTTTGGAATCGAAATGGAAATGACTGGGATTACGAGAAGCCGGGCTGCCAGCCTCATGGCCCGCTTCTTCGGAACGGAAAGCCGGCACGAAGGCGGAGCCTACGATACCTACACCGCAAGGGATGAACAGGGACGTAAATGGAAGGCTATGAACGACTCCAGCCTGATTTCTCAGAAGAAGGTGAACGGCAACATTACAGATGCATCCAGTTTCTACCGCACAGAAGTGGTCAGCCCCATCCTTTCCTACGAAGATATCCCGAAGCTGCAGGAACTGGTGCGGATGCTCCGCAAGGCCGGTGCCTTTGCCAACAAGTCCTGCGGCATCCACATCCATGTCGGGGCCGAACGGTTCACGGCAAAGACCCTGCGGAACCTGGTGAACATCATGGCGAGTAAGGAAGAGATGATTTACCGCGCCCTCCAGATCAACCCCTCACGGGAAAGCCGGTACTGCCGGAAGACAAACTCCACTTTCCTGAAGGACCTCAATCGGAAAAAGCCGGACACCCTGGACGGCATCGCCGACCTCTGGTATCAGGAAGCACCCTACGGACGGAATAACCATTATAACAGCACCCGCTATCACGGACTGAACCTGCATGCCACCTTCACCAAAGGGACCGTCGAGTTCCGGCTTTTCAACGGGACACTCCATGCCGGAGAAATCAAGGCATACATACAGTTCTGCCTGGCCGTCGCTCATCAGGCCCTCGCGCAGAAGAAAGCCTCGGCACGGAAAACCGAAACGGACAATGAGAAATACGCCTTCCGATGCTGGATGCTCCGGCTCGGACTCATCGGCGACGAATTCAAGACCTGCCGCCTCCACTTCCTCAAACACCTCACAGGCAACTCCGCATGGCGCAACGCCGCCGCTTGAAGGGGATAGCCTCACGGGCAGCTTCGGCTGCCCTTAAGGTGGTAGAAGGGCATTCCCTTCAGAAAGGATGAGAGCGATGAATAAAAAAATCTACATTGCCTACGGCAGCAACATGAGTGAAGCGCAGATGGCGCAGCGGTGTCCCGATGCCACCCTTGCGGGGACAGGACAGGTAAATGGGTATGAGCTGCTTTTCAAAGGCTCCCTGACCGGATGTTACGCCACTATCGAGAAAAAGGCGGATGCCTTCGTGCCGGTCGTCCTCTAGCGCATTTCGGCAGCAGATGAACGGCGACTTGATGCATATGAAGGCTTCCCACGGTTCTACTATAAGAAAACAATCCCTGTCGAAACGGACGGTAGCGCAATCCGCGGTCTGGTGTATATCATGCATGAGGAGAGGAGATTTGGGGAACCGGGCGATTGGTATTACCAGAACATGGAACGGGATTACCGCAAGTTCGGTTTCGACCCTGACATCCTGCGGAAAGGACTGGCGGAAAGCAGGAAACGGATGGAAGGCACACGGGTGCGGCTGATTTCCATGGATGATGTGCAGGCACCGCCTGCAGGTACCGAAGGCACGGTCCAGTACGTCGATGATGCCGGAACCATCCACGTGCAGTGGGACACGGGCGGCAGCCTCGGACTGGTACCCGGCGCCGATGAATGGGAAATTGTCTAATAAAATACATAAATAACCGAAAAATGACTTGCTATTATGTGCCTTTAGAGTGATATATATACATGACAAAGGGGACAAGCCCCAAAGGGAAAAAGCATATGAAAGCGAGGAAATTACGATGAGAACAATCATTGCACTGGATGGAAAGAAAATCAGCAAGAAAGCAGCCTGCGAAATGTTTGGAAAGGAAGATATGGACAAACGAATCAAAGAAGCCAGAGAAGCCTTTTTCGAAGAACCAAATGAAGAAATCAGCTGGTGGATGGGAAACGGGATGCTGACCATCGAGTTCCGGTAAACCTGCGGACAATAAGGGGCCGATAGCAGGCCCCTTTTCTCATAGAAAAATGCATAAATAATCGAAAAATGACTTGCTATTATGTGCCTTTAGAGTGATATATATACATGACGAAGGGGGGAGCCCCAAAGAAAAAGCACATGAAAGCGAGGAATTTACCATGACAAACATTTACGCACTCCGCAACCATTTCGAACTCCACGAATACAAGACAGCCATTACAAGAGCTGATTTCGAAGCCCATTTCAAAGCCACGAAGGAAAAGGTGACCTTCACTTTTGGAGGCTGGGATGGCAAAAGCTACCACGGTGAAAGCCGCACCGCAAGGGTTTACCGGACAGATATAAAAGGCTACGAAGATGGCAGGTTTATCAAAGTGGGAAAAGGGCTTCATTACATCGAGGATGATCTCCCGATTCTTGAAGAAGCGACCGGGGAAACTCACCCTAGTGCCGAATGGCTGGTCGATGTCCTGAAAAGCCCGAAATAAGGAAAGCCTGGAGACGGGGCCGTGAGGCCCTGTTCCTTGTTAGATAATAAAATACATAAATATTTGAAAAATGACTTGCTATCATGTGCCTTCAGAGTGATATATATACACGCCGAAGAGGACAAGCCCCAACGGAAAGCATATGAAAGCGGGGAATTTACGATGACGAGATTTGAAAAAGACTGCCATGAAATGCTGAAAGGTGCAGGACGGTACATCTTGGAAGGCCGGATGGAAGAAATCAGGAAACTGGAGAACGAGCAGCGGGCCTGCAAGAACCGCTTCCGGCTCCAGTACATCTTGCCAGACCATCAGTCGATTGGAACAGGAATACGAAGCCCTCGAAGAACTTTACTGAGGCATCTGGAATTTTCTCACAGAGAAATAGGAGAAGACCGCAGCTGCGGTCTTCTCTGTCGTACAGCCCGCAAGGGCTTTTTTTATTGGGAGGTGAGCGCCATTGGCTGTACGAGGAAGGAAACCGAAACCGACAGCACTCAAGGTGCTGGAAGGAAATCCCGGCCATCGGCCGCTCAACAAGAAAGAGCCGCTTCCCAAGGGACGTCTGCCGCGCTGTCCGGACTGGCTGGAGGATGATGCCAAGAAAGAGTGGAAGCGGCTGGGAAAAGTCCTTGCTGAGATGGGGATGCTGACCCATCTGGATATGATGGCCTTCGCCGGATACTGTCAAGCGTACGCCCGATGGAAAGGGGCGGAAGAATTCATCACCCAGCACGGCGATATGGTGCGGACGCCGAACGGCTACCTGCAGCAGGTGCCGCAGGTGTCCATTGCCCAGACGAACCTCAAGATCATGCTGAAATTCTGTGAGCAGTTCGGCCTGACCCCGTCTGCCCGGAGCCGCATGGTCGGGGAAGAAAACGGGGTCGAAAAAGAAACGGATGAAATGGAACTGCTGCTAAGGGGGTGACAAATTTGGCGTTTGTATATAAGCCGGCAGCGTTCATGCTGCCGGATTCCCATTATGATGAAGAAAAGGCTGACCGTGCCGTCGCTTTCATCGAGAATCTCTGTCATACCAAAGGGAAATGGGCCGGGAAGCCTTTTCTTTTATTGCCCTGGCAGGAACAGATTGTGCGTGATCTGTTCGGCATCGTCAAGGAGAACGGGAAGCGGCAGTTCCTGACGGCCTATATAGAGATTCCAAAGAAGAACGGGAAGAGCGAGCTGGCCGCCGCTATCGCCCTGTACCTTCTGTATGCCGATAATGAACCCAGTGCGGAAGTGTACGGCGCAGCCTGCGACCGCAACCAGGCATCCATCGTCTTTGATGTGGCACGGCAGATGGTCGAGATGAGTCCGGCCCTGATGCGTCGTTCCAAGATACGGTCGGCCGGGAAGCGGATCATCAACTACCGCAATGCCGGGTTCTATCAGGTATTGTCAGCGGAAACAGGAACCAAGCACGGACTCAATGTGTCCGGTCTGGTCTTTGATGAAATCCACGCCCAGCCGAACCGGAAGCTTTATGATGTCCTGACCAAAGGCTCTGGTGATGCAAGGGAGCAGCCGCTCTTTTTCATCATCACCACGGCGGGCAATGACAAGAACAGCATCTGTTACGAATTGCATACCAAGGCCCTGGACCTGATGGCGGGCCGGAAGAAGGATGCCACCTTTTACCCCGTGGTCTATGGGTTGGAACATGAGGAAGACTGGACGGACGAAGCGAACTGGTACAAGGCGAACCCGTCCCTGGGCCATACCATACAAATCGACCGCGTCCGGGAAGCGTATCGGAATGCCGTCGAAAATCCGGCGGAAGAGAATGTCTTCAAGCAGCTCCGGCTCAATATCTGGACTTCGGCCAGCATCCGCTGGATACCGGAACAGGTCTACGACAAGGGGAATCTTCCCATTGACCGGGACTTCCTGCGGGGACGGATGTGCTACGGCGGGCTGGACTTGTCCAGTACGTCAGATATCACGGCCCTGGTTCTGGCTTTCCCGCCACGGAGCGATGACGAGAAATACATCCTGCTTCCTTTCTTCTGGCTGCCGGAAGATACGCTGGAACTGCGGTGCCGCCGGGACCATGTACTATACGACGTCTGGCAGAAGCAGGGCTTCATCCAGACGACGGAAGGGAACGTCATCCATTATGGTTTCATTGAGAAGTTCATCGAAAAGCTGGGTGAAACATACCATATACGGGAAATCGCCTACGACCGGTGGAATGCTACCCAGATGGTGCAGAACCTGGAAGACATGGGCTTTACCATGGTGCCTTTCGGCCAGGGATTCAAGGATATGTCGCCGCCGTCGAAGGAGCTGTTCAAGCTCCTGATGGAAGGGAACATCGTCCATGGGGGCAATCCCGTCCTCAAATGGATGGCCGGCAATGTGGTCATGCGGCAGGATCCGGCCGGGAACATCAAGCCGGACAAAGAAAAATCCGTCGAAAAGATCGACGGAATCGTAGCGTCCATCATGGCACTAGACCGCTGTATCCGCAACGGGACAGGCAGCGGCAGTGTCTATGACGAACGAGGTGTTATTGCATTTTAAAGGCATCTGTAAAAATGGCAGGGGCTTTTTTTGTGCCTGTTTTGGGAGGTGTTTTATGAGAATCCCCTTTTTATCCAGCCTGTTCCGTACCCGGGATAAGCCTCAGAGCTATTATATCGGCACGGATTTTCGTTACCTGTTCGGCCCTTCCGCCAGCGGCAAGACGGTGAATGAGTTCACGGCCATGCAGACGACAGCGGTGTATGCCTGCGTCCGTATCTTGGCGGAAACCCTGGCGGCCCTGCCGCTCCAGATGTACCGTTACACGCCCGGCGGCAAAGAACGGGTCTATGACCACCCGCTGTACCATCTGCTCCATGATGAGCCGAACCCGGAGATGACCTCGTTCATCTTCCGGGAAACGCTCATGAGCCATCTGCTCATCTGGGGCAATGCCTATGCCCAGATCATCCGGGACCGTCTGGGGCGGGTGCAGGGACTCTATCCGCTGCGGCCGGACAAGATGACCGTCTGTCGGGATGACCGGGGACAGATTTTCTATCTGTATACCAAGACGGGTGATGAGAATCCGAATGTCAAACCATACGGGCAGGTGGTCCTGCAGAAGGAAGAAGTGCTGCATATCCCCGGCCTTGGTTTTGACGGCCTGGTCGGCTATTCACCTATTGCCATGGCCCGCAATGCCGTGGGCATGACCATGGCCTGCGAGGAATACGGTGCGTCTTTCTTTGCCAACGGGGCCAGTCCCAGCGGGGTACTGGAACATCCAGGCATTCTGAAGGACCCGGCCAAAGTCCGGGATTCGTGGAATGCCGTCTACCGGGGAACGGGCAATGCCCACAAGGTAGCTGTGTTGGAAGAAGGCATGAAGTACCAGCAGATCGGCATCCCGCCGGAAGAAGCACAGTTCCTGGAAACGCGGAAGTTCCAGCTCGATGAGATTGCCCGGCTCTATCGCATCCCGCCGCACATGATTGGCGACCTGGAGAAAAGTTCCTTCAATAACATCGAGCAACAGTCCATGGAATTTGTGAAATACACTCTGGACCCATGGGTTATCCGCTGGGAGCAGGCCATGCAGAAAGCTCTGTTCCTGCCGGAAGAGAAGAAGCAGTATTTCCTGAAGTTCAACGTGAACGGCCTCTTGCGTGGCGACTACGAGAGCCGCATGACCGGGTACAGCATCGGTCGGCAGAACGGCTGGCTGTCCGCCAACGATATCCGGGAGATGGAAGACATGAACCCTGTGCCGGATGAGGAAGGCGGCAACCTGTACCTGGTGAACGGCAGCATGACCAAGCTCAAGGACGCCGGGGCCTTTGCCCAGAAGGGAGAAACGAATGAAACATAAATTTTGGAGATAGGTGACAAATGTTGCCCACGATGCCTTTGGCAGCGAACGGACGCTGTACCTGGACGGACAGATTTCGGACGAGACCTGGTGGGGCGATGAAGTGACCCCGAAGGCGTTCAAGGATGAACTGAACGCGGGCAGCGGAGATATCACCCTCTGGATCAACAGTCCGGGCGGTGACTGTTTTGCCGCTGCCCAGATCTATAACATGCTCATGGATTATCCCGGGAACGTCACCGTCAAGATTGACGGCCTGGCGGCTTCAGCGGCTTCCGTTATCGCCATGGCCGGGACGAAGGTCTGCATGTCGCCGGTGGCTATCCTGATGATCCACAATCCGGCGACCCTGGCTTATGGGGACAAAGCCGAGATGGAAAAGACCATCGGCATGCTGAGCGAAGTCAAGGAGAGCATCATCAATGCCTATGAAATCAAGAGCGGCCTGGCCCGTACGAAGATTTCGCACATGATGGATGACGAGACTTGGCTCAATGCCCGGAAGGCCGTGGAACTGGGCTTTGCCGATGAAATTCTTTTTGACCAGGAAGACGGAGAACAGCAGCCGGAAGCCATGCTGTACAGCCCGGTCATGGTGACGAATTCCTTTGTACAGAAACTGAAACCAAAGAAACCCTTGCAGAAAGTGCCAGCCGCTTCCTTAGAGAAACGGCTGGCATTGCTCATTCATTGACAGGAGGACAAATACAATGGATACGATTTTAGCACTGCGCGAGAAGCGCAAGAACCTCTGGGATGCGGCGAAAGCCTTCCTGGATATGGCCCGTGATGAGAACGGCATGGTATCGGCAGAAGACGCTGCCCGGTACGACAAGATGGAAGAAGATGTGGTGTGAACCTGGGCAAGGAAATCGACCGCCTGGAACGCCAGCAACAGCTCGATGCCCAGCTGGCCCAGCCGACATCTTCTCCCATCACGGAACAGCCCGGTGCAGGGAACCAGGTGCCGGAAAAGAAAGGCCGTGCATCCATGGCTTACCAGAAAGCCTTCTGGGACAGCATCCGCCATAAGAACTTTATCGATGTACAGAATGCCCTGAGCGTGGGCACGGATGCCGATAGCGGCTACCTGGTGCCGGATGAATTTGAGCATCAGCTCATCGACAAGCTCCAGGAAGAGAATTTCTTCCGCAGCCTGGCGACGGTCATCCATACCAGCGGCGACCGCAAGATTCCTGTCGTGACGGGACATGGCGAAGCATCCTGGATGGAAGAGAACGGCCTCTATCCGGACAGCCAGGATACCTTCGGCCAGCAGTCCATCGGGGCGTACAAGCTGGGGACGGCTATCCGTGTGTCGGAAGAACTCCTGAATGACAGCGTCTTCGACCTGGAAAGCTATATCGCCGGCGAATTTGCCCGCCGTATCGGCACGAAGGAAGAAGAAGCCTTCCTCATCGGCGATGGGAGGAACAA